GGCCCGCGCCCGACATTAGCCGAATCAGAATATGACGAGGATGAGTTTGCAAAGAAGCTAGAATCATGGCATGATAAAAAGGCCAAGATCGCAGCAGAGATTGCAGCATCTGAGGCGCAGCAGCAGAAACAACAGGCCGCTTGGAATGCAAAGCTGCAGTCCTACCAAGCCGCAAAGACACTGCTGAGGCGGGAAGACTACGACGAGGCTGAGGCCGCAGTACGGGATGTGCTGTCGGAAACGCAAGTCGGTGTGCTCATCGCAGGAACAAAGGATTCGGCGGCGCTCGTATACGCCCTGGGGAAATCCCCGGCGAAACTAGCGGCGCTCAAAGGCCTTGATCCCGTTGAAACAGCATTCGCGCTCGCGCGATTGGAGTCACAAGTGCAGACAAACCGCAAACCAAAGATATCAGGCGAAACCACGCCACAAGGCGGAACAACCCGCATGGCTGGTGGAGCCAATGCCCGGCTAGAGGAGCTTGAGCGCAAGGCAGAGAAAACCGGGGATCGCTCGGAAATCATCGCCTATAAGCGGCAACTCAAGAGCCCGGGAAAATGACAGAAGCAGCCGAAAAGTGCAAGGCCTGGCGAGCTCGAAAAGAGCTCGAAGACCCAGCGTATATGGAAGCTCAGCGCGCCAAGGCCCGAGAACGGCAGGCGTTGCGCGCTGCGAGGCTTTCTGCTGACCCAGCATGGGTAGAAGCAGAGCGCGAGCGCAAGCGGCTGCTGCAAGCGAAGAAACGTGAATGCCCGGAAGGCAATGCGAAGATCAAAGAATCCGCAAAGCGCAGCCGGGCGAAACCAGAGAATCAAGCCAAGCAATCCGAGCGGATGAAAGCGTGGCGGGCAGAGAATCGTGAATCTGTCAGCGAATACCAAGCGGCGTGGCGCGATGAGAATCGCGAGCATGTGGCGGCGTATTCGAAGGGATACATGGCTGAATATTTGGAACGTGACGACGTTAAAAAGGCGCAGTTCACGCGACAACTGTGGCGCAACTACAGGATGACGGACGAAGAGTTCAACACTCTGTGGCTCGCGCAGCAAGGCGAGTGTGCTATCTGCTACGTATCGCTTACACCTCGTGGAAGGACGAAAACGTCTGCGTGCGTGGATCACAATCACGAAACAGGTGCTGTCAGAGGTTTACTCTGTCGCCCATGCAATCATGGAATCGGGCATTTGAGAGACAGCCCGGATATACTCAAATCCGCAGCGGCCTATTTAATCGAAAGAGGCAGCTACACCAAATCTAAATTGGAGAATACATAATGTCGAACGCCTTCAACCGCGAGGAAAAAGTAGCTTTTGACCAAGTCTTGGAGGGATTCCAAGATCAGCTAGTGATGTCGAAGAATGTCCGGATCTACAAGACTGATCCTCAGTCCATGGAGCGTTCGAACAACATCATCTGGCGGCCAGTGCCATACATCGCCCAGTCGCACGATGGCACGGATGCAACCTCGAATTTCGACGATGCTACGCAGCTGGCGGTCCCGGCATCGATCTCCTACGCCAAGCACAGCACCGCGTTGCTGACGGCGCAGGAGCTGAACGATGCGCTGCAGGAAAATCGCCTGGGTGAAGCCGCGGCGCAGAAGCTCGCGAGCGACATCAATGTGTCCGTGGTCAACTTGGCTGGCTTGTATGGCTCAGTCGTGATCAAGCGCACAACTGCTGCAGCCGGCTACGATGACGCCGCGCAGATCGACTCTGCCCTCAATCGTGTCGGTGTTGCGCCGCGTGATCGCATCTGGGGCCTCGCATCTGCCGATTACAACAACATGGCGAAGGATCTGGCGAACCGCTCCACGATGACCGGCAAGCCGACCAACGCCTACGAAGAGTCCTACGTCGGTCGCATTTCGAGCCTGGACACCTTCAAGCTGGATTACAGCTATCGCCTCACGGCGGCGGCTGGCGGCGCTGGCCTGACGATGGATACCCGTTCGACCGCCTCGAACTACTGGGTCCCGAAGGCCGTCAGCATCGCTGCTACCGGCGAGATGTCCAACGTGGACAACCGGTTCCAGACGATCACCATCAGCAGCACGACCAACGTTGCTGCAGGTGACGCGTTCACGGTGGCCGGCGTCACGGAAGTGCACCACATCACCAAGCAAAGCACCGGCACGCTCAAGACGTTCCGCGTGGTGAGCGTGGCGAGCGCGACCACGATAGTGATCACCCCGCCGATGATCACCGCACAAGGCGGCTCGGATGCGGAGATCGCCTACCAAAACTGCGCGGTGAGCGGCTCGGGCGGCGCGACGCAAGCGATTGTGTTCCTGAACACCGTCACCACCCAGACTAACCCCTTCTGGCAGAAGGACGTGATTGAGATCCTGCCTGGCCGCTACGCAGTGCCGACGAATGCCGGCGTGGCGGTGATGCGCGCATCGACGGATCAAGGTATCGAGGTGACCTGCACGAAGTTCCTTGACATCAACACGTACAAGGTCAAGTACCGCTGGGATACCCGGTGGGGCGTGGTTCTGCTGGACCCCGAGCGGGCTGGCATCGAACTGTTCAGCCAGACCTAAAACTACGAGGGGCTTCGGCCCCTTCCTTTCAAGGATTGAGACATGACCACCACCGTTATATACGCATTCGGGACCAGTACCGATATCGCCATCCCGGCATCATCCAAGATCGCCATTGCCTGCGCCGATGGCGCTGTGGCAACGCTGCTCTATGCAGTGGCTTCACCGAATCAGCCGCCCGTCTTCGTGCCGGTCGCAGTCGTCTCCGGTTCGACCGAATACCTGTCGGCTGCTGTGAGCGTGGCGACCACGGCGCGCATCGAGAACAGCGGCCCAGGCCGGGTATTTGCGAACGTTGGCACTGCGCCAATCGTCACGGTTCCCGAACCTGGTGTGCCGGCTGTCAACCAGCCCACGCCGACCGCGAAGACTGTTTCGGCCACGCTGACCGCAGCGGAACTGCTGACGCGGATCATCACGGTCAACCAAGCCGCGGGCGCGGCCTCAGCGTTGCAACTCCCGACTGGATCGGCGCTTGACACCGCGCTGCCTGAATTCGTGGCCGACGATGCGTTCGATTTCAGCATCATCAACACCAGCACGGTCGATGCTGAAGATGCGTCGATCACGGTCAACACCGGGGTCACGATTGTCGGCAATGCGGACATCCCAGCCTACAGCGCAGCCGGGTCGCTCAACTCGTCAGGCCGGTTCCGGCTGCGTAAGACGGGCACGGCGACTTGGGTGGCGTACCGGCTGGCGTAAGTCATGCCGCTGATCAAGAGCGGAAGCCGCAAGGCGGTTTCCGAGAACATCAAGAAGAAGCAGGCGCAAGCCGTGGCCATCGCGCTAGACGTTGCGCGGGAAGCGACCAAGAAGCCTGCTCCGAAGAAGCCCACATCGGCGGCCCGCCGCCCAGGAGGATATTGATGACCCCGATGTATTTCGTCGGCCCTTCGAGCAAGGCGAGCCAGTATGGGTGGAATCATGGCCCGGCTGGCTATGCCTACAGGTATCAGGATGCCCGCGAAGACGAGATCGAGATGGCGAAGGATGCCGGCTGGCGCGAGACGCTGACGGAGGCGATTGAGGCCTACGAAGGCGTGCTGCTAGAGCCGGCCACCGAGCCGCCCGCTGAAATCGTCAAGCGCGGCCCAGGCAGGCCCCGTAAAGAGCAACCATGACAACCAAGCGCCAGATCGTTTTGCAGGCATTCAAGAATACGTCGTTAGCGGCCTATGTCTTCGATCTGCGTCCCGAGGAGCTACAAGATGCAGTCACTGAACTCGACCAGATGATGGCCATGTGGGCGGCGAATGATGTCAACCTTGGGTATGTCGTCGGCGACGAGCTTGACGATGAGTCCGGCATTGCGCTCGCGAATCTACCCGCTGTGGTCTCTAACCTCGCGATGACGATCTGCACACTATTCGGCAGGCAACCTCCTGCCGCTTTGGCGGCGAATGCGGCGCAATCGTATGCCGGGCTGCTTACCCAAGCCATGATCAATGTCGATGCGACCCGGCCAATGCAGGGGCATATCCCATACGGGGCCGGGAATCGGCGGCTTGGCACGCCGGGGCCGGTATTCATTCCTGCCGATAGCACCACACCGCTTCAGCAGCGGCCCGGTAATGGCGATCTCGTTCTCGGAGGCTGACCAATGAGCATACGAAACCTCCCCACAGTTTCAGCCGTCACAGCATCGGATCTGATCCCACTGGCGAGCGCATTGCTTGGATCGGACGCAGGCGTTACGCCAGCTACGCTCGCTGAATATTTGCAGTCCCTGCTGACGGCCAGCAGCGGTGGATTCGAGTCGAAATACAACACGCCGCTAACCGGGTTCTCTTACCAGATTACGCCCACTACAACAGGCGAACCCGTTTACCTGCTGCTCACCCCTGCTGGAACGCTGGCAACTGGCACTATCACGCTGCCATCGAGTCCAGTGCACGGCCAGGAGGTGCTGATCGCATCGACCCAAACCGTGACCGCCCTCACTGTGAGCGGCGGCAGTTACACCGCAGTCGGAGCGCCGACGACCATGGGCGCGACTTCTCCGTTCAAAATGAGATTCGATGGCGTCCTTTCCACTTGGAACCGGGTGGTCTAAATGACCCTCGAAAGCGCAGCCAACGGTCTTGCAGATGCCTTCGTCAAGCTCCTAAAGGCGCTCACGATTCGCCGGCTGGCGCTGCTTTCGTGGCTCGCGCTGATTGGGCTCATCCTCGGGTTTGCTTACGACTCGCGGGATTACATCCGGGGCGTCATCCAGCCGGCGAAATTCTCGGTTGATACCACCCCGCTGGAACTCACGGATTTAAAAGCGGCAGCGGCAGATGCGGCGCTGAAAACTGGACCGCCTGAGATGTCTACAGTG